CCCAGCCTCCTCCCTTGTCACCCACTTGCCGACGACAACGATAGGCACCTCACGCTTTCTGCGCTCGTCCATCGTCGTTTCAATCCTAAGCACGTCGGTCTTAATCCAAGACTTCACAATCGTCTTGATCCGCACCTTATCGGACGCATCATCGGCATCGAGCTTCAAGACTTCCGCAACTGCCAAACCGACCCACTGCTTCGACTGCACGCTCTCACGGAATGGGTCACTGTCTGCCTGCTTACCCACGATCTGCTGCACCAACATGGCATGCTTTGGCTGCACTCCATCCCAGGCATCTGGCAGCTCTATGGACGTACAAACGCCCACCCACTCGCCATTGTCGATCTGCACGCCAATGATACGCCGGTAGACTGATCGGTCTGTGGCAGCGGCCAGGTTCTGCTTGGCATCGTCCACTCGGAATATCCCACTGCACTGATCCTCTGGAAAGCCGAGCTGCATGGCCTCCTCAAATGTAATCTTATTAATCACTCGAGCCACACGGGCTGCAGAGATCAAGCTGCCGGCACCGCGAATGCTGTCGACTGTCGCATCCTCCCCATTGCCCTTGCGGGTGTGGTGGACAAGCTCCAGTGAGCAGTTAGCCTGCCGAGCAATTGCACGGAACATTGCCACGACGACCTGGATGCTTGTGTTGCTGTTTTCGTTCACCTGGCTGACAGACACAAACGGGTCAATGATCACGAGGCCGATATTCTCGCTGATGATCTTATCACGGACATAATCAGCCAGAGCGTCGTTAGTGACTAGGCCGTCTCTGCCTTCGGCCGCCATTACCATTTTGATGTCGTCTTCTCCGTCCATAAAGAACTTGCCTCTGACGTCTTCCTTCTTGATTTTGTAGTGCTTCATCGTGGCCAGAACGCGCATTAGCAATTCACTGCGTGGATCTTCCAGGTTGACCAGCCAGACATTCGTTTGCTCGTGGACTGTCTCGCCGAGCAGCGGCCGGCCTGTCGCCACCGATAGAGCCTCGACAATTGTCATAGATGTCTTACCGACACCGCCGGCCGAAGCCAGCACAGATATATACCCCCGTATATACGCCGTGCCGTATAGCCAGTGCCGGCGTGGCAATAGCATCTCATCAAACTCAGTGAGCAGCGTCGGATATGTGAGACCAATTTCCTTACGAGCGGCAGTCATAACTTTCTGCACTTCGTCGGGCTCCTGGTAGTCGGCCTGCGGTATTTGCGCGGCCATCATAGCAACCACAGGATCTGGGGCCGGCGTCCATCCCTTAGCTCTGGCACCATCGATGGCTGTTTGCACCTCACGCTGCGTGTCGTCTGCGGAGTAGCCGCCCTGCGTGAACTTGTCGGTCAGGCTGTGGATTTCTCCATCTGTAAGCCCACGGCTTACATAACTGCCCACCAGGCGCACTATATTGTGATGCCAATCCTGTCCGGCCATGATGCTCTGCTCGGCCAATGCCCTGTCCATTGCCTGCTGACCGAGGTCGATGTTGAACATGCCTTCTGCTGCCGGCTTTGGTGCTGCATTACTGCCAAAGACTTGAACGAGCCGCTCGAAGCCGATTGGATCTCGGTCATCCGAGAACTCAGTCCTCATTGTGACCAGCTCGCTAACGTATCCACGCGCCTGCTTCTTGGCATTCGGCCAGCTAACGGTGCCGGCAACGCGCATGATGCGGCTGGGATTAACGACGACCTGATCTGTTTCTAATCGGCTGGCAATTGCACGCTGCACGCCCCGCCATGCGTCTAGGTTGTATACTGGCTCATCAAGCTCCCAATATGCGTGGCCACGAGTATGTGGCTCGGTGCCTGTTTTAACCGACATAGTAAAGCGAGGGCCGGCAAACTCTAGGATGTTCTTCATTCCATTGGCGTCGTCGCCATCGGCGAAGCAATAGGTAGCGGCCAGGATGTCTGCGTCGGTCGCAGCCTTTCCGGCCTCAACACGCTTTGTTCCGTCGACAGGATTGATCACCATATAGACGTTCTGCTTGGCTGCGTTCATCGACTTAATGTGATCGATGGCCTCGCCCAAGAAAAACTTATCGGTTGAAAATCTAGCGACATTTACGCCGCCCGACTGTCCTATACATCGCACCTCGATAACCGGCGATCCGTCTAATTCATTCCAGCGGCGTGTTATTGTTTTTATGAACCGCTCAATTTGGTTTGTGTCAGGCTCGGCCTGTACTGCTGCCATTTTCATTTTCTCCCCTTTGCCAATTTAGTTTGGGTAATACTTGTGCCGCTTGCAATTAGCTTTGATCAACCCCTTGATCATTTTCTTAATGCTCTTGATTTCGTCCGGCTTTATAAAGTCTGCCATATTTTCTTTAGCCGCCCCACTAATTATCTCAGAAATAAAATAGTATTGAATGAGAGCGACAGCCGACGGGTGTCCGACCAAATCGCAGATGGTTGCTTGAACATTTGTTGCAATTTCTTTTGCATCGTCCAGTGCGCCCATTAATCTTTCAAACTCTTGGTCTGTCATTGTCGCTCTCACTCTATTTAAAACTCTGCGTCGTCGATTGCTGCCGGAGCAGGTGCTGGTGCAGGCTTAGGAGCCGGTGTTGGCTCAGTGGCAAACGCACCAGACGCGCCCTCTTTTAGGCAGTCGGGACGTGGCACCCACTTAACGATCTCAAGGATCGGCGTTACAGTTGATCCGCGTTTAAACTGCTCGAGCTTCGAGCCTGTAATGCGAACGAGCGGCAGGCTGTCGGCGTCTGGAGCTTTTTGCAGCTCGGGCACCAAGTTGATAAAAGCATTCCAGGCTGACGCACCGGCCTGCTCCCAGCTTGCTGTCTTTCCACCACCGATTGCGCAGCGGATTGAAAAGCCCTTCTTATAGTCTTCGCCTGGCGATGGCATCATCTGCGAAACCGATGGGTTCCACTTCCAGTCTGGAGCCGTACCAGCCACGCCTTCCGAACGCTGCCAGCCGGTCTTCATCTTGTGAATGTCCAAGACAACGCCGGCATCTTTAAAACCTGGGAATGATGTCTTTGTCGATCCCTCACGGATAAAGAAAGACTTCGCCTCGACTGAGCCGTCGAGAGTACCGCGTGCGGACCACGCCAACCAGGGGCCTTCGCCGCCGCCGCTAGATCCCATATCAAAATTAAACATTGTTAGTCTCCTTGTCATTGCCATTAATGGGCATCCCAGAAACTGCTGGGTCAGATTAACGGCTAGATGCCGTAAAATTCTTTTCTCAAGCTCTCCGATCCAGACCAGTAGAAGCTCGATTTATTTACCGGCACGATTGCCCGTGCCGTGTCCTTATCCAATGCGAGTAGGAAGTTGTGCAGGCGATTGATCGCATGCTTGGCCTCGGCCAGTGTCTCCCTTACGTCGCCGTCTTCCAGTAGTGCCGACTTCTTGCCCGACACATAGAGGAACTTAACAGCCATGTTGCCCTTTGAGGCCGCATAGATGCAGCGCTGCAGCCTATGATCAGCCGACATTGACGACGGTATCTTAGAAGTCGTCTTCAAGTCAATTACAAGCCCGTGGTCTGGGTAGACCATATCCAAGAAGCCGATCACTGGGATTGAGTAGTTTTCGCCCTTGGCTGTGATCGAGATCTTTTCCTGCTTGCTGTCGTCTGGGAATACTGGCTTGCCGTATTGTTTCAATTCCTCGACTGCCATGCCGACAATAGGCGTAATCATGTTGCGCTCTTTCGTCGTCTTCTCATCGCCAATTAAGTAGCGCTTATCGAACTTGGCTAGTGCCTTCGCAATAGCCGCCTCCTGATCCTCTCCGAGCAAAGTGTCTACGACAGCATCCTCAGAGCAGATGCCCCGCCACGCCGCAGGCCCCATGCCGGTACGTTTGCCGAACAGGTATTGCATGACCCAGACGTCCGGCGCATTAGCCCATAGGTTGATGGAGCTGGCCGATAGGTGGTCAATTCCGTGCTTTTCAAAGCCGTTCATCTTTTCTGCTCCGATCCATATAGCGCGATCAGTGCGGCCTCTGCACGACCGTCGTGCTTCTTGAGGGCGAACTTCTCGGCATGTTCTGGGAAACGCTGCATTGCAGTTGAGCGTGCAACGTCTTTGTTTGATGTGATCGTGTAGTGCCTCTTCCAAGTGACCGGCGAGACGTAGCGGGTCACGCATCCTGACGCTGCCATAGCCATCTCTAAGGCGCCAAAGCATTGGCCAAAACGAAACATAGAGCTGACGCCTTGACCAGGCATTGCACCAACTTTTTCAATCCACGCCTGATGCTCAACTTCCATCTCCTTTTCCAGAATATTCAAAACTGCGAAGTGATTAAGCTCAACCTTGCCCTTAGAGTTGCGCATTGTCGGCATGTCGTACACGTCAAAGAAGCCTGTGTTAGGCGCATATACTGCGATGGCTCCTGTAAAGCCTGGGTCGATGCCATAAAATATCATGCGCATTCACCGGCCAAAGACATATACCCACACGCATCAATAAAATTGTCGGAATTGCTTGGATTTGATGAGGCCCGTGTGATCTTTAAAATCGTCATCATCACTGCCACATCCATTGCGCTGAACTTGCCTTCCTGACGGACACTCATCCACCAGTCCCAGCCGCTCGCAATACCATTGAGATTGTTTTCTGCATCGCCATGCTGGCTGGCACGATCCTTGGTGACATACTCTTTAGCCGTATCTAATATTTCAGACCGCTTCATTGAACTCTCCCATCACATATTTGGTCAACACGATTAGCGTGCTTTCACGCGCCTCTTGCTGGTCGTTCATTAAACGCCAAAGAGTTGAGTAGCTCAAGCCCACGCACTCGGCCACAGCCGTCAGCCTGCGATCTCTAAGGTGTGGTTTTATTTCTCGCATCGTATAAATCATTAGAACCTCCATTTGGTTTTTGCAGACTAATCGGCGTGAACGCTAATAGCAATCCCTAAAATTGAAAAAATAATTCTTTACATAATAAATCTGATCGGATACGAATTGAATATCAATTGGAGGAAAGACATGAAACTTTATTATAAACTTATGAAAATTGAGAACGACCACCCAGTTCTTTTTGACATCATCGGCTTAATCTGCATTTGCGCTTTGCCGGTCATTGTTTTATTTGCGGGGGTTATTTTCAATGCCTAGATTAGCACCAAAGGGACGGCTCAAGGCCGTATTAAAATTGCGCAAACACGGCATGACGTATGTCGGGATTGCCGAGAAGCTAAACATTACTTTGGCCAATGTCGAATACGACATGCGCAGGGCCAGAGGCTTGGGTCACATCGGCAGGCACAATTCGGACAGCTACTCAATCGCCCACTACATATTTGACGGCGAGCCGCTAGGCACTTTTAGCGACGTGCTGCGCTGCTTAGATGGCACAAAAGTTCGGGCGCTATGTGCCGACGCCCAGGACAGCGGAAAAGTGTTGTCCGAGTATATTGGCGAAATTGTAAAAAATGCGTATGATGGGAGAAGCAAATGAATTGGACTATTTTGGTGATTTATTACTCAACACATGTGGTAGGGATTGGCGACTTGCAGACGCGCGTTGCATTCCCAAGCTACAAGCAGTGCAGCCGAGCTATGATGCCGATCCTAGACGTCGTTAAGCATACTTATACGGACGCCTGGGCGCACTGCGAAGAGACGCGCACGCTGTCGTCGTCGGCTACACCGAAGCCACGGCCAGAGGGGTTGGGGTAATGGCATATAAAAATAAGGAAGATAAAGTAGCTAATGATAAGGCTTATAATAAAGCTAACAAGGAAAGGATAAAAGTTAAGAGTAAGGCTTGGTATGAAGCTAACAAGGAAAGTAAAAGAGAAGCCAGTAAGGTTTGGAATGAAGCTAATAAGGAAAGGGCATTAGAAATTAGTAGGTCTTGGAAAGCAGTTAATAAGGAGAAAGTAAAAGCACACTACCGTAGTTGGGGCAAAGCTAATCCAGATAAGATTAACGCTAAATCATCCAGACGTAGGGCGCATAAACTTAATCTAATACCTAAGCATTTAAAAAAATGCCCCTTAGAAAAACAAAGGGTTCTTGCTATATATAAGCTATGCTTATTAATAAGTAAGGCTACTGGTGTTCAGCATCATGTAGACCATATGTGGCCGTCGAAGGATGGTGGCCCTGAGTGGTCAGGTAATATGCAGATTATAACTGCGCAAGAAAACTTCAGTAAGGGCGCTAAAGTATGCCCCGAACTCAAACGTAATATTCGTCAATCACTGATGGAGATAACAAATGACATTTGATCCAACAACAAGCAGCGGTGATTTTTGATACTAATGATACCATGATATTATTTATCAACCTAAAATGGGCATTAGTGATACCGGAGTATTAAAAGGAGATGATCAATGGCTAAGTGGGAAGTGCCGCCTGACAGTGGCATATTTCAAAAGAAGACTAAGGAACACATGATACCCGACTGGCCCTACGAGTGGGGCATTGTCGAAGAGGACGGATGGGTCACGCTTAGATCTGTTGCTAAAATCCTAAAGAAGCCAGACGAATGATAACTTGTGGCCTGACGGCCCTATTCTTTCAGATGTCGTCAGTCCCATCAACTTTATGGAAGGTGTGTGAGTATAGGTGCAACCCATCGGTGAGCAGTTGGCGTTCCAAGCATCCGTATCATCTAGCGATACATGATGTTTTAAAATGCCCAGTGGAATATACATTCAAGGAGTTTTGAAATGTCTAAGCATGAAGCAGAACTACACTTTGAAGCGCTAGAAGCGGCGCGAAACCGAGCCTACATCGACAGCTTAAACCTTGACGGAATAGAAGTATTGCCGGTCAAGCAGCTCGTACTAGATATAGAGGCGGAGATGCAAAAACACGCCTGGCTGCATGACTTGACCGACCGCCTATATGTAGTAGGTTGACCTCAGTTATAAACTGTTAGGAATGCTAATGCCTTATGCCGACAAAGAAAAACGGGCCGAGTATAATAAAACATATAATAAGCAATGGTACGAAGATAATAAGCAGAAACGGTCTGAACAGGTAAAAGAGCAAAAGCGCCGTAGAAAAAAAGAGTGGGATGCGTTCAAGGCAAGTGTTGAATGCGCCCACTGCGGCACGAGCGGTCGGCCGGAAGTGATCGACTTTCATCACGTCGACAAAGACGATCCAAAGAATACAAAAGTTTACAAGTTAGTCCAGGGCGACAATTACAGCAGGGCAATGCGTGAGGTCAAAGAGCGTTGCATTCCGCTCTGCTCGAATTGCCACCGCACCCACCACGCCAAAGAATTTACCAAAAATCAGGACTGACTTGACGACGATTAGCCGTCGTGATTTAAGGTGTGTGGGGGCGTGCTAGGTAGACGTGATCAGTTTGGTCGGTCATCCAGCGACGTGCTAACAAATGCGCCAATCATTTCAACACACAGCGCCCCCAATTATCACAGCATGCTTAGTGCAATTTCTAGCGTCTCTTTATTTCGACGTGTCCAGCCCTT